GCTGGCGTTGCTGCATCTGCTGGATAAGAGCTTTGCCCTTCTGCGAATTTGGGTCCGTGAAATACAGATCAGGGTTCACGAACCCCAGCGAATCTACCGCCATTTTAAAGCCGTTATAGATATTGTCGGGGCTGACCATACCCTGCTGTGCGCCCAACTGCATATAGCCTGAAAGCTGCTGCAAATTGGCCGCCTGCTGCATCTTGTTGCCGGTTCCGAGACCAACATTCACGTCAAGGTCCATTTCTTCCGGCCAGTTGCCCGGCGAGACCTGGACGAACGTATTGGTCAACCGGATGCTGCGTTCGACATTATCGTATTTCCGCATAAGTTTGTAGACCGCGATACACAAATCCCGGACGAGGGTTTCGGCATACACCCTGGCAATGAGTGCCTGCTTTTCCTGTGCAAGGCTCATCATAAATCCGGCTGTGGTCGCCGGTGTCTTATGCAGTACGTTGGGGTCAAGCCCCTGCCCCATTTTGGAAACCCCGGTACGTACTTCGGCAACGCCTTCGAGGTATTCGAGCGCCGGGAAGATGGAATCGCCGATAGGCACGTTACCCAGCGGCTGAACGTCAGCCTGTCCGTTGGGCGCCGATCTGATTCTGACCGGCACCCGCAAATCCTGATTGAGCAGTCCGTCTATATCCACCTGACCGGGCACGGATTCGAATATCTTGAAGCGCTGGTTATTCATGCCGTAAAGGTTGTCCAGCCATTCCCGGAAGATGGTGGATTTGGCCAGTTGAATGTCCATGACTTCCTCGGCAAGGGACGTGCCGTAAAACTCATGCGGTTTGGGGATTGGGCACCCGGCCTGATAGGGCCAGTCATCATCCCATTCCTCGGGCTCCATGATGATTTTACCCGCATCGTCCCGCAGATAACGCCAGCGTTCGGATTTGCCGTCCTCGTCAACGTCTATCTTGGCGTGTTCCCACCAGACCGCCACCAGACGCGACGCCTTATCGCTCTTGGCCGGTACCGGCACGTAATCGCGGGTTTGCCCGTTATTTGGCGTGTTCATGTCCGCTGTCGGAAGGTTCTCGGCGACAGACTTCTTGACCCCCATTTCAATCAGGTCGGAAACCGACTTGTACATCTTCTCCGCGACGTAATCGGCTTCGTCCAGCCGGACCGCCGACGGATCGATCAGGAAATTCTCAGGGACCACGTTGCCGATGCGGATTTTGTACCGCATTTCACCCGTTATTCTGATCTTCACATCATAAGCGATCAGTTTCTGACCAAGAATCGTGATTTCCCGGTCTTCCTGCTCCAGTATTTCGATATTTTCATCGTTTTCCAGATCGATAAGATCGTCGCCCAATATTCCGGTACGTCTTTCCGTCTTTTCGGTCGAAACCTCTTCCGCCCATGTCTTGGTAATCCCGACTTTTTCCAGCAAGCCATCCTTGAAAGCAGTCTCAAGGATCGAAAACCCCCGATTCTGCTTCATAATCACATGATTGACGCCAATCGTGGCCTCACGGGCCTGCATCTCGTCCTCCGGGCCTATGGGAAGGAAATCGCATAATCTGCTACCGGCGGTGAATACCTTCATCAGCGCTGGCATCAGCGCCTCTATCTTGTCCCGCACGTCCGTCAGTATAAATTGCGAACGTCCGGCGACTTCGTTCCTGAAGGGTTTTCCTTCATAATAGTCCCTTGCCATCTTGCGGACTTCAAACAGTTCGGACTCGGCAAAAGACTTCGCGGCCTGCTTGCGGGATTCCAGAATTGCCTTGATTTGGTCGCGGTCAAGCATCAGACGAACACCCTCTTGGGCAATTCAAGCGTGGTCCACTTAAAAGCTGGCTGCATGCCCATACATCCTATTCTGAAGGCGTCCGCCGGATGGGACGCCCAGTTGTGCAGGGGGCGATTTTTAAACACGCCCTGGTTTTCATCAAATTCATGCCGGTACTGCCGCAGCGCCTCTATGCCTCTGGAACATTTCTGGCGGTCAAACCAGCATTTCGGCAGTTTGTTTCTGACGTTCGATATGCCGTCGTCTATCTTGTGGTTTTCCACCACCCGGCACTGATAATTCAGCAGATCCTGAAGCACGTCCTCGCGGGACTTTCCTGCCAGAAGCTCCCGTGCGCGAATGTCATGCGGCAGATAATGCTCACCATAGACATAATCATGCTCCTGTAGCTCCTGCACATACTCCGAAAGAGGCTTGCCGGAATCCTCATAATAATCGATCCAGTGGATTTCCTGCCCGATAAGCTGGAAATACCATATCACAGTAGAATCCCCAATTCCTATATCCCACGCCGTATGAACCGGAATGGCCCGGTCATACGGAACGTTACCTATGCGGCCTTCTTCCTCGGCAAGAGCGATATCAGCCGCGAAGTATGCGCCCCTGATTTGTGCCTCAAACGAACACTCGAATTCTTGATCGAATTCCGCCGCCGTCATTTCCCGTTTGGCGGACGATAGTTCCGCCTCGTCGATCACCCCGGTTTCGGTTGATTTGTACATGAAGGCTTTCCAGGTGGCGTCGGCATGCCGATTACCGTCGATATCCTTAAAGCCATCTCTTGCGTTCAGGTAAAGCTCATAGAATTCATTATGCCCCTGAGGTGTGCCAATGAAGATTCCAAATCCCTGTCTATCAGTCAGCAACGGTCGAATAACCGATCCCCACAGGCCGGGTCGCATCTGCGCATATTCGTCCAGAATAACCCCGTCCAGATACATACCCCGCAGAGCGTCCGGATTGTCGGCCCCGAACAACTGGATTTTGGCCCCGTTGGGCAGATCGACCCTCAGATCGTTTTCGTAGAACTTCCTTCCCGGTATGTCGTTCGTATATTGCTTGAGGTAATCCCATGCAATCTGCTTGGCCTGTCTGAACAGCGGCGCAATGTAGGCAAACCGCTGATCGGGCTTGTCACCTTCCAACGCCGCCCGGATCAGAATATTGATGCACAGGACGGTCTTTCCCATCCGCCTGTGGCATACAAGCACGTTGAACCGTTTCAGGCTGTTGAATATCTCCTCCTGAACCGGTCGGGGCTTAAATAGGATTACTTCTTGCAAATCTGGGCCACACGCGGATGTGATATGCCGAAGTGGTCGGCGATGAATTTCAGCGTCTCGCCACGGGCGCGCATTTCCCGGATAATGTCGTCGCGCTCGGGCTGTTTGTACTTCTTGCCACGGGCTTTTTTCAGAAAGACAAGTCTCACCGGCGTCTACCCTTTCTGCTTTTCAAGGCCCGGTGCAGATCAGGCCGGGCCGATACTCTTGCAAGATCGGATTGCACCTTGGCATGAATTCGTTTGAGTTGCGGTAGGGAAATCGTGCCAGCGGGCGTTGAGGACGGCCCGTAAACAACAGTGTTATTCCCACCCATGGAACCGATCACAGCGGGGTCAAATTCCGGCCATTCCGACAGATATGCGGTTTCAGCCGTGTCCCATGTCCTGACCGTGGTAACGTGTCCGTACAGCCAGTTGGCGGGCGTGTGGTCTACGCCGTAGCGCAGTTTCGTCATGCCGGTTGGGGCTGTGCCGGATGTATCAGGGGTGGCCTGTGCTACAACAGCGTCATCGGCATCGAACAAGGTAGCGTTGAAAGCTCCGTCGGCGCAGGTGACGACGACCTTTCCAACCGTGTTGTTTGCCAGGGCGCCGCAGTTCAGTGTTGCGACTGTTGCTGTAGCTGTTTCGATCAAGGCTATAATGTCGCCGGCAGTGCGCGATATCCTGATCGAGTGGTCAATCCCAGCGCTGTCGTCGTCGGCCTGGATAATCGTTTCGGTGTCTATTCCCCCGTTACCGGTCCTAAAGTCCACGGCAATGGTGCAAGGGCTGTCCAGCGTACCGATGGTGGCGACAAGGTTATCGGCGGCGCGTGTCCCGAGCCCAATATAAGAGGAAACAAAAAAATCCTCGACGCAGACCCCCCATACATAAAAAGTATTTCCGGGGTCCAAGTAACTATTACCAAGTGTCGATGTGCCGACCGGAGCAGTGGCCGAGATTGCTCCTCCAACCACCATGTTATTATCGACACCGACCGGGCCTTTTAACCAAATCCGATACCAGCCATCGGAGCATGCTTCATAGCCCGAATTAATAACGGCCGCATTTTCCTCAATCGACTGCGTGTCGAAATGAAAACTTATCCAGGGTATATTCGGGGTGTCCCCCGGACCTCGCAAGGTGACGTATTCACTGGTTCCCTTCTTAACGTAAACGCTGGTGCCCAGAT